GAATCCATATGAATTTTGGCATAGGCTTTTGATAAAGCCTTGGTCCAAAGTACCTTTGCATATGTAGGGTTCTCACATACTTTGTCGGCTGTGGCTACGACATATGCATCACTTGGAACATGCCAAATGCTAGTGAATGTTAAGTACCACGCAGTTATAACTGCAAGCACTCGCTTCATATCATCTTCTTAATTACATACCCAATGAGGGTAAACAATCCTATGATAAATAGCCATGATTCAAGAGGCGTCATCGGAAACATGATTAAGGTATATCCTTCCTGTTGCTAGTAGTTCATCTAAGATATCGTTGCATTCGTTAAGTGCCCGTAATGCATCATCTAATTTTTGCCTAGTTGTATAGATATCATCGAACTCTCTGCTCATTCTTCATCTCCCCACATCCTGTCTGGTTCCGTATCTACGCAACCAGTATCTTCATCATGTCTATTGTCGCAGTTATCACAGACAGGGTCAATACCTCTGGCTGTGTCATCTCCATCTAGCCATGCTGGTTCACTCATTGTTGTCCTCCATGTTACATACTTCGCACAATGTATTACATTGGCTACACCTTGCATCATCATTTATTACTTGACTCATAGGTATCTCTCCATATCTGGGGTGTAATCAGGGGTGTATGTATAACCAACCTTTGACCATGCACATGGAGTGCAGTAAAAGGATGGTCCTTCATCTAATTCTCTAACCATTATTGTTGCGTCACACTTACAACATGTTCTTTCTTTATACACTTTAGCCTCCCGTTGTCTATCGTATGCTTCATCTGGGTCGTAATAATAACTATTTTCTGATAACATTTTTCTCACGCTCAACTCTTAATAGTCTACGCAGATTCATATTATCCCGTTGCAGCGCCATGTTCTGGCGCCAAAATAGAATCATTACTGTGATGCTACTAGCCATAGCAATTGTGATTGCTACTAAATCTAGTGCTGTTATTGCCATCATAATTTCTCCTTTGCATAGTGGTGGACTTGTATGTTTCCGTTGTAGTTACAGCGGCACTCAAAAAAAAGGGAGGTGAGTGGAGAGCCGAAGCCCCCCACCCACCTGACTTGTTAAGCGATTGATTGAACCTCAATCTGTGTGTAAGGTGCATAACGCTCTGCGTTATCTACACCTGGTCGGCGGTCAAAACGAGTTACGATTCGTCCTGAAATCTTAACTGTTTCTGATGCACCGTTATCATCTTTTGGAAGCGCTTGCGCTTGCTTGGCTACTTCCTCGTCTAGGAATACCAATGGCATAGTTGCGATACAACCTACCTTGCCCCACTCATTAATGATTCCTGTTTGCACTAAGTTGCCTGTCAAAACTTTACGCTCTGACTTGCCACGAAGTTGTACATTCTTGATGTTACCTGTGATTGTTACTGCGTTCATTTCTGTCTCCTTTAGTTGTTGTGGGCGGGTTGCCCCCAAGGCACAGGGTGCTGGGGGCAATCCCGTTATTACTTAGTTAGATACTGTCTCACAATTTGGACAAGCCACTTGGACATGGACTTGATAGTGGCATTGTACACAGATTGTGTAGTGGGGAGGAACTTCTACATCAAGGTCGAAGATTCGGTCAGAGAGGAAGTTTGTAGGTTCTAGAAACTCCTCTCGTATGACTCCGTCAGGTAGGTCATCTGTTGGTTCCGACACTCTAGTGTAGGGACTAATCCAATCGTGAGCAGAAGGCTCAACCGATTGGATTGATATTGGATGAGGATACTGAAGGTTTCCCTCATCTACAATCTGCCAAGCGTTGTTGGTATCACGGGCGTCCCGTGAATCTTGGCAGTCGGTACAGACATCATCAATCAACATGCAGTTATAGCATTGATTGGTGATGCTGATACCGTTTGGTATGTACTCATTCTTTTTCATCTTGGTTCCTTTCATTAGGTATTGCAACAGCACATACTGTCGGGTCACCAAGACTCCGAATGTCATACCCTGAGCGAAGCGAAGGGGCGGGCATGGCGCAAAGCGACAGGCCAGGATGCGGGACGCAGACAGAGCAATCGTGTAGCGTAGCGAAACGATTTGACAGAGGAGTATGGTGAAGCACGCTGCCGAGCAGCCCTTTAGACGAGCATGAGCGAGTCAGGGCTGTGAGGTGTAGGCTCGAACAGAAACTGGCGATAGCCAGTGAGAGCCGTGGCGTGCGTCCGACTGTGTGTGGTGTGTAGGTAATCTGGTGCCGTGGCTGCATGAAATGCTGACACGGTCAGATTACACAACCCGCTTAGACAGTTCAGACACGAGTCCTAGACGAGTGGCTGGACGGTTTGGCTAAGCGGAAAAGCAAACACTTAGCCACCGCCAGGGCTGAAACTATTTTTTATATAGAACAAAATAGTTAGCCTGTACTGGGGCGCTGTCTGGTAGCGCCGTGAAGACTGTAGCCCGTAGCGCTCCAGTCTGTACAGTACAGAGCGGCAGCATTAAACAGTTCTGTGGGTCGTTCATCGACCCCAGACTGTTTAATTTGCTTCTAATAGCGTAGTAGTATCACTATCAACTATTTTCTGGTACAACAGTGCACCCGTTACAGTAGTACTATATGTCCTATTTTATACCATTTTTGGGCTGCTTTGGGCAAAGGAAAAAAAATATATTCCTTTGCACCGTTCGGAATAGGCTGTTGAACGGATTAATACTATATAGGGGCAGGTTTCTGCCCAGTTAACTAAAAAGCCTCGAAGGCTTTTGTTACAGACTGTATCTACTGTCTGTTACAAACTGTGTAATTAACAATTACAGATAGAGGATGGGACAGTTCTGTGACTTTTCAGAAAGGGGTTATTAACCCCAGAACCGAGGCTATGGCTGATGCCAAGGCTAAGGTTTTAGCCCTTGTGGCTGAAGGACATAGTCCTCATAAGGCTATGGAACTCTGTGGCAAAAAACCAGATACGGTCAGAATCTGGATGCTCAGAGATAAAAAATTTGCCGCTGACCTAGCCGAGGCTAAAGAAGACGCCAAGAACAAATCTGTGAAAGCGCTGGGAATTGCAAAGGATGAAATCGCCTTTCCCCAGTTCTCCGAAATTTTTTTGGACCAAAGGGTTTTTCCACATCACCTAGATTGGATTGACCTACTGGAGGGTAGAGAGCCTTCATGGCTACACCCTTCGATGAAGTATGAGCCAGGGCAACAATCTCGACTACTAATCAACGTTCCCCCTGAGCATGCTAAGAGCACGGTCATTACCGTCAACTACTCAACTTATCGTATCGCTCTCAATCCTAACGTCCGCATTATCGTGGTCAGTAAGACGTTACTCAAAGCACGAGAATTCGTGTACGCAATCAAGCAACGGTTATCCCACCCTCGCTGGTTAAAGTTGCAAACAACTTATGGACCAGAAGGTGGCTGGAAAGATGACTCTGATACTTGGCGAGTTGATACCGTCTACCTTGGGAGTGATGCGAGAAACTCAAGCGAAAAGGACCCTACCCTTCAAGCACTAGGTATGGGTGGTCAGATTTACGGTGCCCGTGCTGACCTCATCATTCTTGATGACTGCATTACTACATCTAACGCCCATGAGTTCGAGAAGCAAATTGACTGGCTACAAAAAGAAGTTATTACCCGTCTAGGTAAGAACGGTAAACTTCTTATCGTTGGCACACGAATTGCTGCCACAGATTTTTATAGAGAGTTAAGAGAACCCAAGTATTGGTCTGGGGGTAAGTGTCCCTTTACCTACATGGGTATGCCAGCAGTTTTAGAGTATGACGAAGACCCTGCTAAGTGGGTAACACTTTGGGCTAAGTCTGATTCACCATGGGATGGTGATGAGGACACACCTGATGAAGAAGGTTTGTATCCTAAGTGGGATGGCAAAACTTTACAACGGCGCAGAGGCGAAGTAACTCCATCAACTTGGGCTTTGGTATATCAGCAGGAGGATGTCGAAGAAGATTCCATCTTCCCGCCCGCCTTGATTCAAGCATGTATCAAGGGTACTAGGAGACGTGGTCCCTTGAAGCAAGGGGCGGTGGGACATCCGACTGCTATTGAAGGTTACACAATAATTGGCTTTGACCCTGCTATGGCAGGTAACGCTGCTTTTGTAGTTGTAACTTATAACAGAGCAGATAGTAAAATTTATGTACTCGACTGCATAAACATGAGCGAACCGAATCCTCAAAAAATTCGTAACACTATCGAAGAACTTGTTGGTAGATATAAGCCACAAGAATTTCGTGTTGAAATCAACGCTCACCAGAAGGCTTACTCACTAGATGAGGACTTACGCCAGTGGCTCGCAACCTACGGCGTAAGGCTTGAAGCACACTTTACTGGAAAAAATAAGTGGGACACAAATTTCGGTGTGGCATCTATGTCAACCTTGTTTGGCACTATGCGAGATGGAAAGTTCCAAGGCAACAATACAATCGAACTTCCATCAACATCTGATTCAGAGGGGCTTAAGTCTTTAGTTCAACAACTAATAACTTGGAAAGCCAACACACGGGGTAAGACAGACTGTGTTATGGCTTTATGGTTTGCGGTTCTTCGTGCTAGAGAGTTTATGCAGCAAACAAGCAACTTAACTAAGTTTGCTAATAATCGCTGGGTAACCAGAGCACAAAGAGAACAAAGATACGTAGTTAATTTAGACGAAGCCTTCCAAGAACAATGGGCTGAAACTTACGGATAGGAAAATAATGGCATTAAGTATTGACCAGATTGCAGCACGCATTGATTCTTTACGCATGCGTTCAGCAGACCGTGACCGTAGACACCAAGACGTTCTTGCTGTCCGCAAAGGACAAATCTCTCAAGTTTATCCTGAATTCTTTCCAGAGGGTGTAGATGCAAATGTTGTCGCAAACTTTATTGACATTGTTGCCAAAGACTTGTCAGAAGTCATGGCACCACTGCCAGCCGTTAACTGTTCTGCAGCGAATCAAGTCAGTGACCGTGCTCGCCAGTTCGCTGATAAAAGAACTCGTATTGCTTCTAACTATTTTATACATTCTGATTTTCAAGTACAGATGTACACAGGCGCAGACTGGTACATCACATTCGGTTTCGTCCCATTCATAATTGAATTAGACGAAGAAGCGGGCTTACCTCGCATACGCATAGAAAGTCCAATCGGGGCTTACCCAGAGTTTGACCGCTATGGGCGTTGTATTGCCTTCGCTAAACGCTATACCCTTCCGCTTGCAGAACTGGTTGCACAGTTCCCAGAGTTTGAAGGACAACTTCTTGGCGAAAGAGGATACAAGCAAGACTTGCATGCTCAAGTTGAGATTGTTCGTTATTACGATAAAGACCAATCTTTAATTTATATGCCAGAACGTCACAACCTAGTTCTATCATCTGCGCCTAATCCAATTGGCAAGATGATGGTTGTTGTAGCAAAACGTCCATCAGTAGATGGCGAAATGCGTGGACAATTTGATGATGTATTAGGTATCCAACTGCTTCGTAACAGGTTCGCATTACTTGCGATGGAAGCAGCAGAGAAATCTGTACAGGCACCAATCGTTGTTCCAAGCGATGTGCAAGAACTACAACTTGGTGGAGATGCGATTATCCGCACCAACTCTCCAGCAGGTGTGCGCCGTGTGGACCTCAACATTCCACCTGGAGCATTTACCGAACAGTCATTACTACAGGCAGAACTCCGAACTGGAACACGTTATCCAGAAGGACGTACTGGAAACATTGATGCATCAATCATCACGGGACAAGGCGTTCAAGCGCTTATGGGTGGTTTTGATACACAAGTTAAATCTGCCCAAGCAATCTTTGCTTCTTCTCTGAAGGAAGTTCTTT